CAGCAAGGATGTTGATTTCAGCCGCGGTAGCAGTAACACCGTTAAGACCAATGGCTTCAAACGCTGTACCGTTATAGATACGCATTTCATTGGCCACTGTGTTGTAATAAACTTGACCGGCAACTGGGGTTGATGGGTCGGCAGCTAAGTTCTGAATGCGAGCATTCTGAAGTTCATTCTTGCCTAAATCTATGGGCGTTAAAAATTTACGTGCCATTTTTTATGTCTCCTTAGGACAGGTATGCGTTTCCACTAAAAGCAGCCGCAAACGTCAGCAGTACTGTAGCAGGGTTTGGGTAAGAAATCTCGCCTTCAACAATACTACCACCAGAGTCTACTACAGTAACATTGGGGTGAAAGGTCAAATTATGAGAAATGGTCCATGTAGCAGAAGGTGTATTTTGGGTATAGATGTAGCCTAACTGTTGAAGTTCTAAGCTTGGGTCTGAAAGAACAACATCAGGAGAGTCTATGATGGTAGTAATATCTGGAATCTCTAGTCCATAGGCTGGGTTAGGCTGCCAAATCGGGGTCAAATTGTCACCTGGTTTTCTGTAAAGACTTTTCCTGTAGCGTAAGTTTTAATCTTTCCGTCGGGTCCTGTCATTTGAATGTCATAGTAGCAAGTTTTTGGTAGGTTGGTTGTAGTAGCTGAAGGAAGGGTGATAATCAATCCGTCTAAGACACTGTTGTTGTTTACAGAGTATTTTGTAATAGCAAAGTCTGCAAGCAGTACAGGACCAAACTGTGCAAAGCTTCCTTGGGTATATAAACGAATCTGTCCCTTGGGGGTATATGTAGTGAGGTCAAACCCAAACTGATACCTCATGGAGAAATCGTCTCCAGCGTACATTGAGATATCTCTTGTAAGAACTGGTGTAGGAGGGGTAATATCCCCGTAATCTGGCATAGGTAGGGTAACTCTATCTGGTAGGGACCAGTCATCAATCTCTTGTGGACGATAGATTGGTACATACTTGTTAGTCATGCGGCTAATTCTACGTAGGCTTGCAACTTCAATGCGGTACATACCTACACCAAGCATTGCGCAAAGCTCTTTATATTGCGCCTTACGAACTTCTATCATCTCATTGAGTTGACGAAAGCGCTCTGATCGTGGAATAGACACACCATCAGGAGAAATAATATCAATATCAAATGCTGAGTCTGTAGCTAGAGTATACAAGGCCATAGTTGAGGCTAAAAGAACTAGAGGGTACTCATCTACTGGGGGGAGCAATGCTATCTGTGAGATTCTTGCCCCATGGGTATCTGTAGTATGTCCGGCATGTTGAAAGAAAGCTGTGTTGATATAGTACGTTACCTCTGAGTCAGTGAAGTAACGGTAGGCTTGACCGTAAACCTTGACCACTGCATTGTTTGCTGGTATGTATGATGTTGCAAAACTTAGTACGCCAACACCTTCTTCAATAGTTACGTTGGCAGACCTATCCACTCCATTAACTGTTACAGATAGTGTGTAGCCTTGAACAGGGGCTTGAGAAAGCTGGAATCGATACGTGGTTCCATCGCCTGTAAATGTGTCAGTAAATGACCGTGCTATGTCGCCAATCTCTGCTCTTAGTCTATCTGAGAGCTGTTGTACTGAGGCAGTCATTTATCCTCCATATAGGTAGTGTGCTAATCATCTTATAGAATTATATATTAGTCAGCGTAAAAAGGGCTCAACCCCGACAGGAGGGCGGTTGTCGAGGTTGAGCGGTCTATAGAGGAAATCTAAGTCCTCTTACAATCTATTTGATAGATATCCTTTTTCTTCAAGATGGTTAGCAAGTTCTTTAGAGACCTTGTACTTCTTACCAGCTTCAAACGAGTAATAATTACCCGCACCAAAAGTCATCATTTCAAGGGTCTCTGCGACGCGTACTACTACGCTATCATCCGCAAGTGAAACCCCTACGCTTTCGACCTCATCAATAATAGTTGGAGCTGCAGGGTTAACTGTGAGATCTGTAACTTCAGTCTCATCTTTAATTTCTTGAACCCGTGTAGCCATTGAAATTTCGTTTGCCCTTGCGACCTGTTGTTCAGCCACTGCCTTAAGTTGTTCTTCTCTTTGACGTCCTGTGACATCTGATACTTTTGCTTTTGACACGATTTGTGTTCTCCTTATAGTTTGAGTTTTTAGGTGGGGGCGGGTTTTACCCCGCCCCCGATTAAATTAGTTGGTTTCTGCGATAACTACAGACTGATCTGTGATCAGACCAAGACCGTAGATTGCGTACCAAGCAAGTGCATGCTCACGACCGAAGTCAAGAATACCGCCATCGCGGAGTTCGACTGGAAGAGAGATTGCGTGACCGAATGCGTTGTCTCCGATGAAGATTGCTGAGTAGCGATCCTTATCACCGTTTCCGCGCTTTGTTTCTGGAGTAGTGTATCCACCACCAGTTGCAAGTGCGCCTGCATATGCTGAGTCAGCTGAGTATCCTGAACCAGCACCGTTGACAACCTTGTCAATCTGTGTTGTTTCGATGAATACTGTGTCGTATAGACGACCAATTTCACCAAGCATGAAGTTACCTGGAGCTGCGTACTTTGTTACTTCGATGAACTCTGAGTTATCGCGTAGGCGACGGCTCTGGTGAGGGTGAACGAAAGCAACATATGTCTCACCTAGGCGAGGAATGTTACGTGTTGCAAGTGTCTCAACTGCATCCTTAACAGTACGTGTTGAAAGGAAGTGGTTACCTGTCATTGAAGCACGTGATGTACCGTTTGAGCCGTATGCGTAAAGGTTGTTACCAGCAGCGTTTGAAGCTGTTGAGTATAGACCTGAGCGATCTTCACCGTAGATTACAGATGAAGCGGCCATTAGTGTGTCGCGAGCCTGGCCATCAAGATAGAGAGCCATGTTACGTCCAAGAAGACGTGATGCTGATGCCATAACGTCATCGAATGATGCGTTAAGTAGTAGCTCTGATACTGCGATTGCAAAGCCGTGCTCTGCTACAGTAATTGAGAACTGCTGTGCTGTTAGTGCGCTTGTTGACATACGGACGCCTTCAACTAGTGAAGCTGCTGATCCGAGGTTGTTATAACGCATAAAGTTGATCTGGAGTCCAGGTGCAACTCCTAGTTCTGTCTTCTTAACAGCGAACTGCTCAAAGCGTAGAATAGGCATTGACTGGAAAAGAATTTCCTTTGACCAGATGGTCTGAATTGACTGTGTTAGCTGGCTGTTGGAGCCAGAGTATGCTGTAGGTGCTGCGGCTAAATTGCCGGTACCTGTTACGGCTGATGCCATGTCGGTGTTACTCCTTGTTCATATATGTTGGGGGGATTAGACTTACTATTTAGTTTTAACCAAAGATTCCTTTGTCCGTGCCACGTCCCATTCCGAGACGATCACGAACCTTCGCGTATTCGCTAACCGACATTGCAGAAATTTGTTCTGCAGAGAACTGTTGTTGATCCGAATTGTTTTCCATGGTTGGTGGCAATGTAGGGCGAGTTCCAGTCATTTCACGACGTGTGCTCTGTAGTGCCTGCGATGCCGAATCTAAGATCTTAGAGGATCGGTCTCTAAGACCAGTTATACTTTGTTCAATCTCGTCAGGAGTATTTCCTGAGATTAGATCTACAAGCTCAGGGATAATATTATCCTGTTCTTCTTGAACGCGACGGTTACGATACTCTGTAAGAGCAGCATACTGACGTTCACGTTCTACTAACGCGAGATTTCGTGCGTTTTCACTCTTCACTTCTTCTAGCTGTGACTGCCACTCTTTTTCTTTTAATTCAAGTAGCTGACGTGTGTCCATTTCAGATTCGGCCTTTTTACGGGACTCTTCTTCTGCTTCCTTACGGAGGCGTTCTGCTTCTGATAAACGTTCTTCACGGTCTTTAGCGAGAAGTGAAACTTCTCCCTTAAGAGACTCAATTGTGTCATAGAGCTTATTTTTTTCTTGCTCGCGTACACGCTTAAGGTCTTCTTCAGTATAACTCTTCTGTTCTGTGAACTGTGAAGAGGCCACTGTATTATTTGTTTCAGGAGCTGGGGTTCCTTTTGCTTCCATTTGGAAAGCTTCTAGAGCCGTTGCATCCGTTACAACTGGAGATGCTTGTTCTGACATGATTGTTCCTTTAGGTTTAAGAGGTCGTTGTCCGAATTAGTGCCACGATGACCTGAGGTTTAGTTTGGTACATAGTCTGACAAATATTTACAATATTTGCAGGCTAAAAGCTAGTCTGTTTGTCCTTTGAATCCATCATCGGATCCACCCTTAGCGTCGCCTGCTCTCCATTGTGGGAGCTTGGTTCCGTAAGCTTCAGTTACAAGTTCGTTCTGCATCTGACCTAGGGTCTGTTCTTCAAATGGTGTGATAACGCCAGGCTGTCCAAGAGGACCTGCACCTGTTCCGTCTCCTGGAGCAGCTCCTGGAGGCATAGTTCCGTCTGGCATCATTCCTGTCAAAGACGTAATAGCAGAGTTGATCTGTTGTTTAATTAAGTTAACAGCTCCGTCGCCCTTTGCATCAGCAATAAGTTCTGCACGAATTTCTTCGAGCTTCTCTGCTGGGAATTCTTCACCAAGCTGGCGAAGTGCTCCTTCACGACTTTCTAGGTTAAGAGACATCTTCATTTGAATTTCATTGAGAACAATGAGCTTATCTAATGGAAGAGGTTGTGGGAAGTGAACAATGGTCTGATATGTAAGCGGGCTGTTTAAATCTAATTGTGTAAGCTGATTAGGCTTAATTGGACCGTTATAGGTAGGGTTGTAAATGAACATTTCTGGTTCTTTAAACGCAAGAGTTCTAAGAATCAGTTCGTTAATACGACGTAATCCTTCTCCGTATTGAACAAGTTTCTGTTGATAGCGGTTCATTAGAGGTTGGTACTGAATAGAAAGTGCTACACCAGAGGTATTTGAAATAGGTTGTACTTGACCTAAAGCAGTTTCAGGTACACCAATCATTTCGTGCATAGCAGTCTTTACAACTTTAAGGTACTCAAGAGCACCCATCAGTCCTTGTCCGCCACCTTCTAGGTTAAATACTTGAGCTTCTTTTGGAAGACCGCCCCAAACTTTCTTAGGACCCTTTTCAAGTGATGAAGCTTTAGCACCGGTGATAACTGTTACAGGAGCTGCATGGTAGTTAACAATGTCAGCAATATCGGTAGCTACTTCATTATAGTTACGGTTTAGCGTAATAACGTCGTGGCAATCAGATAATCCCCAAGGAGATCCTGAAACACGAGTATTAGGAATGTGAATAATAGGTACTACACCAATAGGGTTAGCACGAGAGTCAATAAGCTCATCGTTGATGTATTCTTCAATACGGTCATCTGTAAGGATTTCTGTATAAGTATATACCTGACGAGTACCTTCAATAGAGGTACCCCAGAAACGATACTTAAGCTTAAAACGAATCAAGCGTGAACGATCATGTGGGTGAAACTCTGGAAAACAGAATGAAGCGTTAAGTGGAAGAACGCGTACACGACCTGGGTGATACTGGCCAATGGAGTCTTCGTATCCTTCCTCATAAGCTACTTTAACAAATACGTCGCCAGATACTCCGCCTTGCTGTCCCATCTCCCACATAATACCGTTTTTATCATTGTCAATTTCCCACACACGCTTTAGGATATCTGGAATGATTGCTTCTGTTGCTGTTGGGCTACGGAACTGAACTCCGCGACTAAATGTAAAGTTAATAATAAAATCTGTAAAGGCACGATAGTAGTTATATACCATCTGTGATTCGCCAGTCTCACGGCGATAAGACCAGTGATGGCCTAGATACATTGCCCAGTTAAGCGAGTAACGATTTAAACGTGGACCGTGTACTTCAAACTCTTCATCCGCTAGTTCTACAAGACCTAGTGGAGAAATTGAGATAGTTAGATCACTCGACGCCGCTCTATACGACGGAGGACTGAAATCAATACCACCGGCCATTAATTAGTTCCAATCATGTTTGCCCTCAAACTACGAAGTTTTTCTTCTTCATCTCACGCTTTTTGCGTGATGCCCTTGCTTTGTTTCTAGTTTCTTCTTCTTTTTTAAAGTCACGATTCTTAGGATCAACTTCTTTTAAACTACCTACAAATGTTCCACCTACTGCGGCCCATTGTTGGCTAAGCATTTTGTTTGCTTGTGGAGAATTACCTTTGCCTCTATGCTTAGGATATCTAGCTTTTGCTTGACTCTCTAATGCATCGTATAGCTTAGGATTACTTGGAACGCCTTTAGACATTTCTCTCCTTTAAGATATTCCAGCCCCAAGTTAATGGGGCCGGAATAGTCTTAGTATACAGTAATTAGTCGTTGACTGATGCAGGGTTCATGCGACCGTAACGGCCACCTGAACGCACAACTTCTTCAATAACGATCTGAGAGTGATCACCGAAGTTACCCTGTGCAAACTCGCCAAGATATGTTGGCGCTTCTACCCATGAAGCAGATCCAACGTGTGCACGCTGCTTCATTGTTTCTTCTGCGTACTTCTCCATGACGTTCTCATTGTGGTTAGGACGACCAGCTGGTGTGTCGTAACCTTGATCCAAGCCAACTTGGAAGTCATTTGGAACATCTGTATCTGTCGCGATACCTTCTTCAAAGCGAAGTGGTCCACGAAGACCTGGTGTTGCTGGGCTAAACTTACGTTCGTAAGTTGCTCCTACCTTCTCAGGAAACTGAGGAGTAGGTGCAATATTTTCCATTGCCATTGTTTATTCTCCTATAGGGTTGGGATTGAGGTCCTCAGGCTTAATTCTGTCTTGTGCTGAGCGTTTTGTCACCTTAAATACAATAATTAAAAGAAAGGACTGGCACTGACTTCAATAGTGGGCATAACCATTTCTTGGGTTAAAGAACAAGCTAAAGCCAAAGAATCCACAAAATCGTCGTGGGCATGGGCTTCATCAGGAGCTGCTACTAAGAAGTTAGGTCCTTTATACTGAACCTCAGCATCTGTCATTTGCTGATAAAACTTTTTCCAAATACGAAGTCTGCGGGTTTTGGCGTGAGCAGGCCAAGATACCATCTGACGTTGGATTAGGGATTGAAGGTGCTTCCAACGCTTGGATTGTTCAGTAGGGCTAGAAGTTACCGAAATAACTTCAGCTCTTGGCATAAGAATTTTTAGTCGCTGAGCAACCGCATCTCCCACACCGTTAGCGTCTACACCAATAGCTAGAACATCATAGTTAGATAAGAACTGTTGAATTTGGAAGTATTGTTCTTCCCAGTCATCTCCCTGAATTTCTAACCAGTTTAAAACACGATGATCGTAATAACCAAACTCATCAGGACGATCCCAATCAACCCAGACCACGGTAACAACCGTTGAGTCCATTTTACGGGCCGGGTCAACACCCACCACGACTGGCGACCTAAAGTAGCTCTTAACGAGTTCTTGAGAGGTATCTCCAAGGTTGTCCATTGTTGAGGATGTGATGAACATTCCTCTTTCAAGTAACCATTTACAGTTATACGAGAGTTGAAATTCATCCGAGTCTTCTCCAATGCGTAGCATTTCTTTTTTAATAAACTTTTGATAGTTAGCTTGAACTTTAGCTACATCTCTCCAGTCCCACTGAAAGTGGTTTTGCTTAGCACGAGAACTAGTCTGACGACGCTTATTGAGCTGAATAGCTCTGTAGAAGTTATTCTTGTGTGTTGTAGGTGTACCTGTTTTAACAATTGTAGCGTTATAGTAAGCACCCATAGGCGCAATAGACTTAGATACAACAAAGTCATCAGCTTCCTGGCACTCATCTATGATAATTAAGTGAAACGACTTAGATTCAATTTTAGCTCTAGGGTTAGCTGTCATCATCATAAGCGTAGAGCCAGACTTCTTTAACTTAATGTTCTTAGTTACGCCTGGAGTTTTAGTAGGGATATCATCAATTTCTGGATCCCCAAATATCTCCATAGCCCTTTCGCTAGTTAGGCGAGAAACGGTACGCCCATATAGGGTTTCTACCTGGTTTTGAACAGGAGCAAACATACCTACCCAAATACCATCACCAAACTTACCTAAAAGTTCAGGGTACATAATAGCTAGGCGTGGAAGAATAACCATAAGAGTTGCCACGGTATTTGCAATAGTTTCTGACTTGCCTGACTGACGTGAAGCTAGAGCAGTTACTTCTTCACCATCATTAATAATTACAGATTCAATAACCCGTTTTGCCAAAGGTTTTTGATAAGGGTGGAGTTCGTGACCTACAAGTAGCTCCATAAACTGCATGATCTTATCCACCAAAGCTTTTACAAACTCTTTAGATAGCTCGTCCATCTCTAGCTCAGGTACTTCTGGTAACTCACCTTCTTCAAGATCTAAGTCTTCTTCAGACTCTATCTCTTCAAAGTCATCTTCAATCTCTTCCATTACACAGATCTTTCTTTAAGGGTGTCCAGAATAGCGTGTAGCACTTCCGCACCTAATTGGGCCTCATCTAATGAGCTTTGGTTTTGACTTTTCTGCCATGCTGATAGATTACGACCAATAGAGTAGATAGTTTGGTCTGTCCACCCAAGAAGTTCTGCTGTAGGTAAACTACTTACTCTACGTTTAACTTTGGTTAGTTCTGTAGTGTGTTTTGTCTTACGATTAAAGATCTTCATATTCTGCCCCATATCTTACGGTATCCCAGTCAAAAGCTGCTTCTTGAATAGCTCTACCGTTAATAGCCCTAGTAAGTGCCGCTCTCTCTTCATATGCTTGGCCCCACTTACCAACTACTAGTGATAACCTAGTAAACGGTAAACGTATTGCCCAGCCTTTGCCCCCACGATATTTGCCATCTATCTCTTGGGTTTCTGCTCTATCTAATAATACAGGAGGTTTTACAGGATACACCATTGGGTGCCAGTAAAAGTTTCCAATATCACGCGTCTTCGCCATCTTCTATATCCTCACATATATGATCCGCCGTCTTATGTTCAAACATAACTTCGTCACAAAATTTACACTTAAAAGAACGAGGCTCTGTAAAATTGTTTTGAGCTGTACCGCCTATAGGAGTATCTTGATCTATTGGAGTATAGTCTACTATAATTTCTGGTGTTCTAAAAATTTCTGGTGGAAACGGTCCTTTAGCCCCACCAGCAGTCTTAGGTACTGGATGCCCTTGTTTAGTTATTACCCTCTGTATCCTCATTACTCAGTAGCAAGCTCTGCTGTTATAGCATCGTCTTCGTCTAGAGTTACAGGTGTTACTGCTGCCTTTTTACGAACTTTAGGAGCGGGAGTTTTAGCTACGGGTTCTTTGACAACAGGTGTTTCCTCAACTACAGGTTTGTTAGGTACACGTACACTGTACTCTTGTGTGAGAAGTGTCACAAAAGGCATGTTTAGGTTTAAAAACCGTGGGAGGTGTTCTGTACAAAAACCTTGTGGGTTTGATCCTGGATTAGCTACATAATAGTTAGCAGGTATTCTGCATACGTCACAAAAATGCATATTTAGGGTCCTTTCGGGTAATCTTATAAGATTAATCATACACCATATTGAGTTGGGTGTTGCCTGAACCCTGTAACTACTGGTATAGTATTGTATAGAGGGGTCATAGCCTCTAACACTAACAACGAAACAAAAGAGTTGCAACTAGCTTGGCAGACAGACGCCGAGCTATTTTCTATCTGGTGACAGTAGGTAGAAAATTCGGGTTGGCTTTCTAGCCTAGGAGATAGTGTGAAATTTAATGAAGAAACAATTGTAAAGATAAAGGTTACTTTGATGGCAGCAATGCTACTCATAGTTACAACAAATCAGGCCTACGCGGTCTACAACCGGGTTGATACCCCCACTGTGATCACTACCCCCGTGGTAGTTGATCCTCTAGATAAGTATCGGGAAATGACAAAGTTTAGTCCTACGGACCTTGCAGACATGCTTGAACTAGTCGGCTTTAAGGGTTACTCTTTAAAGTTGGCTTGGGCAGTAGTTATGCGAGAATCCAGAGGCAACTCTAATTCCCACAATAAAACGTCCTCAACCGGAGATAACTCATATGGCCTATTCCAGATTAATATGCTGGGTAGCCTTGGGGAAGACCGAAGAGAAAAATTTGGTATTAAATCTAATGCTGAACTACTGGACCCAGTAACAAATGCTCAAGCAGCCTTCTACATGACTAGTCGTGGAAAAGACTTTGGGTCTTGGGGTCTAGGACCTAATGCATATGACGGTACAAGTTCCGAATCAGCAGTTACTGACTGGTTGGATGATTTTCCTAAGTAAATAGAAAAGGCCCCGTAACTGGGGCCTTTTTTATTACTTCTTACCTTTATCTAAATATCCGTTCTTTTTAGGGTTCTTATCATTACCCTTATTATTATCCTTATCTTTAGGACCCTTTGGTGGATTCTTTGGTGGATTCTTTGGAGGTGGAGAACCGGCAGCTGCAGTCTTAGGCTTATCTTTTTTCTTGGTTTCATTTCGTTCAAGAGTACCGCTCTGATTTTTAGGATTAGTTAGTCCTATTTTACCTACCGGTTGTAACCCCATACTATCAAATTGTCCCATGATTACTTCTTTCCAGCTCTGCGCTTGTTTTCTTTAGCGGTATTCTTACCGTGCTTTAATGGTCTAAGGTTACTAGAGCTATCGTTGTCATGATTATTATCTTTGTGATCAACGTCTGTGCCTTTAGGTAACTTACCATGCTTCTTCTCGTATTTAGCTTTGGCAGCGTTCTTAGAGGTAGTGTGCCAAACACCGTCTTTCTTATAGTGCTCAACAATAATTTTACGTCCGCCATTAGCAGCAGAACCTTTGTACTCTTTACCCTTAGCTACTTCTTTTTTCTTTGTAGCCATTACTTGCCCTTTTTCTTTGATACAGCCATATTGTCAATAAGATTTGGGTAAGGACGACCAGCAGCCTTAGCGCGTGCCTTAGCAGCAGACTTCTTAGCTGGTGAAAGCTTCTTATCCTTCTTTGATGGATCTGGGGTATCCCATACTTTTTTAGCCATTAGCAGTCCCACGCTCTCAATGATTTATTGATGCGGCTGTTAGGATCTTTAGCTGTTTTAGCAGAAGTGTTTTGCTTCTTCATACCTTCCATGCGTGCACAGAATGATTTGCGACGTGCTGCAGACTTAGGAGACTTAGCAGCCTCTTTCTTCTTTACAGGCGCCTTTAAATCTGAACCTGGGTGTTGACGCTCATAAGACTTACGACCGGCCTCATTAAGACCACCTTTTTTATTCTTACCTTCAGAACGTTGCCACGCTGCTGACTTAGCCATTATGCTTCTCCATTCGTTGTGCAAACGCACCTACATAAGTTAGATACACAAACTGTCATATCCATCTCATGGTGACAGTTCTTACAATACTTTGTGCTCATTGTAGATCCTTTCGCTCACTCCAAGAGTCATTAGCAGAATTGTAGCACTTATGTGAGTCGGCTTTTCTTTGTCCTGCGTCTTTACCTTTAGCTCCGCCAGTTGTAGTGTGTGTCCATGGGCAGCTTAGGCAATGCCACTTGTGCAAACCTAACCCACCTATTTCTCCACCAAAGGTGTATATAGTATCGTTTGAGTAACCCATTATGTACTGGACTCCCCACTAGCTCCACGACCAAATCTACGGTTAGTAATAGCGTGATCTCCCGCTTGATCAGGTTCTTCTTTATACGCCTCTTCAGCAAATTCGCGACAGTTATCCCGTAAGTTTTTAGGGCGCCTGTTTCCTTTAGGCTGATAAGACATAAAGATATCTGTTAGTGACATCGTTTACTTCTTAAATGATCGATTTGACTTAGGTGCTTCAGTTCCTCTAGCTACGTTGATAGGGTTTGCACCACCAGGTACACCCGCTCTACTAGCACGACCCTGTAATTCCCGTGTTTGAGGGCTTAGGTTTCTAACACGTAACCATTGCTGGCCTCCAGAATGTGCAGGAGGTTCCATACCCGGTAGTGCCAGTTGTTCTGGCTCTTCCTTAGGAGTTTCAACTTTAGGAGATGTAGCTTTAGCTGGTGCAGCAACTGGAGCCACCATCTTCTTTGAGCCATAAACACGCACAGTCTTTGCAGGACCTTCAGGTTCAGTAGCTACTGGTTGTTCTACAGGAGTGTTGCCAGCAATCTTTGCAAGCTGCAAAGACACTGTATTCTGTGGTGCTGCAATTGGGGTTTCTTTAGTAACAGGATAAATAACTTTTCCTGCGTGTCGTTTAAGAATATTACTTGTAGGGTTTGGAACAGCTTCTTCACCAGCTTGTTGGTGAGCAGTAATAGGTCCTTCAACATGCACAAATCCGTCCATCACATCATGTGCTTGACGTACAGAAATACCGTCATCATGAGGTTCTTTACCCGCAGCTCCAAAGTTTTCCATACCAGGAAGCATTTGATCAACCATACCTGCTTTGTAATCATATTTAGTAATTGTCTTCTTAGTCTTAGGATTCTTCTTAACAGCTTTAGGGTCAGCAATTACACGCTTAGTTATTTCAGGACGACCCTTTGTAATAGGTTCAGCAGTAGAAACTCCTGGCTCATTTACAGGTATCACATTAGGACGATCCCATGCAGGAGCTGGACCAGTAGAATCAAATATACTTGAGAACTGCTTGCTAGGTGGGGTAGGTGTGTTAGCAGGTGCAAACATATCCCGCTCAGGTGCTTGTGTAACGAGCAAGCCTCTTTCAGGAGGTATAACTACTGACTTACCATTTACAACAGCTTTCTTTTTAGTACGACGTTTCTTATTTTGGAACTCACCAACTTTAACTCTTTCAGGCATAGTTGTTGTGCGCTCTACAAGAGTAGAACCGCCCTCAGCATATCCGGAATCACCAAGTTCTTTTGTTGGAAATGGGGCTCCTTCACGAGTAACTCTAGCTCTAGATGTAGCAATACCTGTAGTTTGAGTAGCTTCGCCACCTTCACCGTTTTCGTCTACACCAGAAACAGTAAAACCTCTATTAACAGTACGACCACTACTTCTGATCATTCCAGCAAGTTTTCCAGTCTTACGATTTATTTTAGGAATAGGTTCTCCAGCGCGATTGCGAGCAAGAACTCTTCCATCAACTTCTGACTTAGAGGCATCTAGCAAAATGCGGTTTGCATAGGCCTTGTGTTGCAAGCGAGAATCAACGGAAACACTTGCAGGAAATTCGTTCTTCATGTTGTTAACTTCATGTTCCCACAAAGAACGACCAGAAGCAGGAGGAATGTTTTGCTTAAGAGCTTTAATTCCACCACGAAGATTTACAGTATAGAATCCAACTTCTTTATCTGGATTCCAACCTAAGGTTGAATCAATTTCAGCATTACCTGTGTTCTTATCTACTACGTAAGATCCAGTGCTTGCATCTTTACGTACACGCTCTTCTTTACCGCCACGCCAAAAACCATGACCTACTTTATCGCCACCTTCAACTTGCTGTGGTTGCATCTTAGGCATATCAGGGTGATTATCTGCAATAGGATGTGCAACCCCTGTTGTTGGGTGAATCCAGTGAGTAATTCCTTCGCTTTCAAGATTAATAGGTCGAGCATCTCTTGCAGACTCATGCTTTTTAAGTAATGTGTGTAGGTACTTAACCTTAGCTACTGTGTTTCTACCGCTACCTTGTGCAGACTTAGCAATGTGATCTTCTGTAAGACCACCAACCAGCATAACTTCAGCCAAACGACGATGATGACCGTAGTAAATCTGATCAATATGTGAAGGCTCATCACCTTCAGGATCCATTTCATTTACAGTCTTATTAGTTGTTTTAGCAATAGCATAGTCACGCTTTGCAAGACCTAGAGCTAAATCATTTACGCCGTTTTGATCTCCAGGAAGACCAGGCAATCCTTTAGCTTGACGACGAGATTGTAAAACAGCTACGTTTTGTTGAGGAGTTTCTGCAGGACGTGGAGAGTCAAAAGTATAGATACCTGTTCCACTACCACCAGAAGCTGTTCTAGCTGAGCGCGCAGCAGATTGCGCAGGAGTAGGTGTAGGGTCTACTTCTGTCATTCTAGGGCGAAGTGGGTCTTCTGTAGTATCTACTTCATTTTTAGGAACGGTAGAATCATTAATTTCTCTAATTTGTCCGGAATATTTTGCAAGCTTTGCATCTCTAGCTTGTTTTTCAGGTACAGTAGCTTCTGCACCCAACCCACCAATCTCATTTACATCACGTTCTTTTTGAACTTCTTCAAAAGCCGGATTCTTTTCTGCGCCTTCTCTTTTCCAGTCTTCGCCACTCTTTGGGGCAGTATCTACGACAGGTGTTTCTGCAGGACCTTCAGGCTTAGGTTTTGCAGCTGCTTTCTTACGTGGCTTTGGTTCTGGTCTAGTAGCTTCTGGAATTGGAAGACCAAGCTCCAACATCTTATTAATAGTAGTGTCTTCGGTAGAACGTGTAGCAGCACGTTCTTCTCTAGAGGCATCTTGTGCTTTTTTGTTAGAGGGTTTACGACCAGCTTTAGCATCTTTGCTTTGTTTAGCTAAACGCTTCTTACGAGCTTTCTCTGGATTTGCCATTTTATTTTTCAGCTTTCTGAACGTTTGTCGTTCTTAGGGTGGGTACTACTATGCTTTTTTAATACGTGCTGCTGGTGTTTCTGCTGTAGGGGCGTCTGCTGCAGGAGTAGTTACTTTAGGAGAACTAGCATCTGCAAAAATAGTAGATCGAGTATCTGGTGCACCAAACGGTGATGCAACTTTATCTGGAACAGGCTTTACATTTTTTTCAACTGATGGGTCAGCAAATGGCTTGACCTTCTTACCTTTACCACCTTTAGCTGCTGCAGGCACTTCTGGATTAGATGTATCCGGTGTTATTACTTCAGGTGCTTGACCAGCATCTTTTGCAGGTATACCAAGATGTGGATGACCTTTAAGTGCTTGAAGCTGTCCTTGGTATTGATTAGGTCCTGCAACAAGAGGACTAATACCACCAGACAAAGGTAAACCAGCAGATGTTTCAAGACCTGCAGTCATCTTTTTAGTAATATCTAATCCGGTTCTCAGCCCATGACCAGCAGTAAGACGATCTTGACGTCCCTCTTCTTTGGTCTGTGTAATTTTATTTTTTGCCTTGGCAGATTCTTGAATCATGGTGTAGTTATGGTTTGTTGCTTGGCTTGCAAGATCTGCAGCTATGCCGTAAACAGCACCGTTAAGTTGACGACGTTCTTTTAGCTGATTGTCAAACTCCATTAGAGATGTTTGGTAAGCATGACGAACTTCGTAATCTTTTTTCTTAGCATATATACCGACCATCGCACCAAGTACGCCGCCATTAGCGCCTAGGTTGTTGCTGGCTTGAACCTGACCTTGTCCTAATATAGCTTTCATATCTCTCCCAAATATTCCTCTAAACTATCAAGAAGTTTAGCAATACCGCCTTGATCTGTAAGCGCTACAGAGTTTTTATTATAGTGATGATTGCAGAAAGAAAGAGTCCCGTAGGGTAAATCTACTAGGATTATCGCTCTAGCTGAGCAAGCATCACATTGGACCCGCTGCTGCTCCGGTAGGACCTGCTGCTTCTCCGCCACTTGCTGTGTCATTGTTATCCCCATCTGTAGGTGAATCCATATAACCATCTTGATACTGAGCTAATCCGTTATTTGATATGCCAAACAAAGATGCCCACCAATTTTGAGCTTGTGGTATATATGGGCCTCTCAGCAAACCTGCAGTAGCAACCGCCCTATCAGTAGGGTATCGGTGCTGGTGTTTCTTAGGGTGTGTCATGGGATTATTGTCTCACTAAAGCAAAAAGCCGGGAGCGTTAACTCCCGGCTCTTTTATTTGCTTTAAGCTTATGAAGCTGTTGCAAACGGTGTAATTGTGATTGTAGCTGTTGTTGAAACTGAAGATGCTCCAGCGGCTACTGATTGTGACTTGATTGTTCCAGCAACACCTGTGAGGCCAGCAACTGAAAGACCAGTTGTTGATAGTGTTCCTGAAGTTGTTGTTGTGAATGAAACAGTGTTTGTAGCAACTGCTGTAACTGTCCAAGTACCGTTTAGTGCGGTATCTGGAGAGACAAGTGATGCAACTGTAATCTTTGTTCCAACTGGGTACTTAGCACCAGCACCTGTTGAGGTGATTGTTGCTGTTGTACCTGTGCGTGAAACTGCTGTGATTGTTGAAGCTGCGTTTGTTGCTGCTGTTGCAGTTGTAATGTTAGCTGCTTCGTAACCTGAATCCTTAAGGATATCAAGAGCGTTAGCAGTTGTTAAACCAACTACTGCAGGTACGTTAATGTAAGCAATTCCTGCTCCATCAGCTGCTGTAATAGCAGTTGTTGATTCAGCCTTGCCGTACTGTCCTGTGATAGCTCCTGCGTTAGCTGCGTTAGTTACAGTGAACTTTAATGGGTCCGCTGAAGCAACTGTTGCTGCTGAAAGGTTGTAGGCTGAGGCTGTAAGTCCAGTAATGTTTACTGAGTCTCCAGCTTTAAGATTATTTTGTGATGTGTATGTAACTGTTGTTCCATTACCTGAAACTGCTGTGATGATGTAGTTACCTTCTGCAGCTACGAATGCTGGGAATCCAGCCCAGTCTGCTTCTGCAGTTGTGTGGTTAGCTAGAGCTGGGTTAAGACGTGCACTTGGGTAAACTGAGTATCCAGTCCATTGCTTGTTGTAAGTTGCGTTGTTTGCAACTACTTCAACAGCTGTTCCATCTGTGCGGTCATCATTTGGTTGCATAGGGAAGTTTCCCCATACGAAGTCTACGAATACGTTGCCGGATGAATCCAACAAGTTTCCATTGTTATTTGTTGCCATTTATATTCCTTCACTTGATCAATGTGAGTGTCCGGGATTGGACTGACCAATAATGACAGAAATTAAGCCTCGTGTACGTATGTATGTATTTCTCCGCCAGAGTAAATATCGTGTTTGATAGCAATCTCTATAGCTTTGGTAAGAGTTTTCTTAGCAACCTGCGCAGAGGTTATTTTTGAGAAGTTCATAGCCTCAAGTGCGCCTAGAGCGATGTCTCCACCACTACCGGAGTAATAAACGTTGCGGGCTTCTCTATCCCAACTATAGTCTTCAAAGATTGGGTAGATTACTCCACGCACTGCAATGATAAGACTTGAGTCATGCTCTGCAGCCGCACCATCATCTTTACCTTCATACCCTGCATCTTGAAATGCTTTACGAAGTGCGGGAATAAAGATAGTTGTCATCCATTTATCTAAATCTTCATTTATTCTAGGTTTTGGCGCTTTCCAACCAAACTGTGCGATATTTCCACCACGGGATGCACCAGATACAGCAATTAAGATTCCGTTGTTATTAACAATTTTATGTGTAGCTAAATCCATGTAACGACCCGAATCATCGGATGCACGAGAATCACAACCTATAACGGCCCAACCATCACCTTGTATTGCGGCAAGCGTTGTCATAAGAACCCTCTCGTAGGTATATAGCTTACCAGACTAATCCTGAGTACCTTGCTCAAAGCTCTGACCGGTACTTTGAGGAGGTTTTCCGTATACCGTGTTCCACCCACCACCTTGATACCTACTTAACACAGCTTCAATGTAGTCGGTAGTAGATGAGTATCCCTCTAAAGATTCCCATTCATCCTTACTAACACCATCATACCCAATAAGGGTGCCGTCACGCATTAGGATAACCAGGTATTGTAGTTCGCGGTTGTACCCAAGCTTCTGAGCTCGTGCACCGCGTTTATCTAATCCCCTACTAGGTGCAGGATCTACAACTTCGTAACCAACACCAAAATCGCCATCTTCTGCAGTATTGAGCTGACGACTGTTATCATTTAGGCGGGCATCTCTAATTGCTCTATCTTCTTCTGTAGGAATTAAGATATCTAATCCGTCAGAGCGAGATCCTCCTCGAGCTTTCTTTGCTTGGGCAGCACGAGCTTGATCATCAAGGATCTCAGTGAGCCCTCTACCTAATCCACCACGTTTGCTAGCCATGAGCTAAGTCTACTCCTTGCCGCCCCAGCCGCCACCCTTAAA